TATGTATATACAGCTAGGTACGCGCACGGCTACAAGGGGGTGGCCCAGGGCCTGCCTCGAGCACGGCCCAGAAAAACAGGCTCCCCTTATGACAACCGTTATGGTTCGTGGGTCGTTGGATACAAACTGTTAGAGTTAGTGGAGAGGTTCGTTCGACTCTTCTGCTTTCGCTAATCGTTTCTGAATTTCGGCAGCGACTTCTTCTGCAGTTCTCTCTGTTGTCACTTGCTCCACCTTGTCGCTGAACAATGCAACCGTCCTACCCAGCAACTGCGCCGCGGTGAGTTGGGCTTGGGTTGGTTCGTCTCCTGTTGTCGGATCAATACCGTCCTCAGTCCAACGTCGAAGCTTGCTCACGACGAGTTCTCTGTCCGAGACCGCTTTGCGAGATATCGCCCTATGCTTTTGCTCTGTGATCTGCTCACACCTTGTACTTATCTGGGGGTTCTTCATCAGCCTAGACCCCTCGCTATGCGCTGTTGAATCCTTCCCTGTTGCGCTGTACGCCTCACGGTATGCGTCCGCGTATGTCTTACCCCCAGCGACTAACTGCGCGAAATGCTCCTGTTTCGGTGTGAGTTTGTCTGCCATCGCCAACTCCTGATGAAAACGTCATTGTCATTGCCTATATAGGTACAGCAATCCCACGCCCCACATACCATAGCCTGTATCAATTGATAAGCCTGCTTTCGATAGAAATAAACGATGTAAATAATTCCCCTCATTGGTCGTTGTACACTTGACATGGTATTACCCAACCCACAAGATCCGCTCATCACTTTTATAATTAAACGCAAACAGGAAGCCCAATGAACAAGACAAGCACACAAGTAGAAAACAGACAGCGGGTAACGCTAAGCGCGATTGCCGAAGATTTGAACGATGGCGATTGGGAAGCCCTTTACTACGCAACCGAGGATCAAATCATCTCGCTGATAAATGCAAACCGTATCTCTGAGGATTTCCTCGCACGTCATCAGGATTATCAGGAAGAGATGCGATCCCTGATGCAACAAGCCTACAAGGAGCAGAAGTAACCCATGATTGCAACGTCCACCACTACCGCCAAGGCCACTGCTCGTGCAGTGCGCCTATGGATCGAAGGCGCGAAGCTCAACTCAGCGGGATTCACTCCCGACACCGCGTACAACGTCATGGTGCGCGACACCACTATCACGCTGCTTGTCTCCGACATGGGCGAACGCCGAGTGACCAAGGCCACCCGCAACGGTAAGGCTCGCCCGATCATTGATCTGCACTCGAAAGATGTCGCGGCGGTGTTCCCCGCTGGCACCAAGGTACATGTCCGCTACCAGCGAGACATGATTATTTTCTCACAATCATTGGAGTCCTAAGATGAACGCACCCTACACCCAAGGCGACGGTAAGTGGCACAGTGAGTACATGGCGATGGTGAAGACCATGTCCACCGATTCACTGAACTATGTGATTCAAGATTGCCGCAACGCGATAGAGGCGTTGCCTGAGAATCCGAAGTGTGAGCAGTACATGGACGAGATCCACTACTGCGCCACAGAGTTGCGTATCCGCAACGAGGCAGCAGCACCCCATGACAACGCCGTCAAGGCGCAAATGGCACTGCATGCTGAGATCTGCGAGAACCCCACGCACCCGAACATATCCGCAGCGCAAGACCAATTCGATATCGCAGAACGCGCCTATGATCTCGCGGAGTATCACAAAGCCACCGAAGCTTGCTATCGCGGCTTGCTGATGATGGGGGGCAAGTAATGGAAAAGTTTTCAGTGGAGCAAGACTCCAAACACGTAATTTGGATTACGTTTAAGGGTCAACTCATCCGTATAGAGCAAGACGTAGAATACAACGACGGCAACATGCTGATAACGGTTCATAAGGATGAAGATTCATCACCTCACGCTAAATTGATTGTGGACAACAATTGCTTAATCGAAGGAGTCAACTAATGCAGTTAATCGGAACCATTCTGTTTGGGCTGGGCATGCTTGCAGTGTCGCTACTGCTAATCACGTCAGGACTATTCCTGACTCATGCCTACTACATCTCACCCGAGGGGGCGCATTGGATATTTTCCTTCGTGGCACCCGCATTCATCCTGCAAGGCTACGGCATGGTAGTGGTCTGGGTGCTACAGATACGAGGAGATATCTGATGGAGACTATCGAAACCTACCGCGTGATTGAAGGCGATGATTACCGAGAGTTCACAAACAAGTTCGACGCGCTGCGCTACGCGGTGCGATCTGAGGGCATGACTGAAGTGTCACTGTGGCACCACACTGGCGAGCGGTTAGCCAATGGTTTTGCCTACAAAGGTGAGCGAAGTCTCAAGATGGTAGACCGTGTCGTGCTGAACGCCAACGCTGATCACCCTTGGCTAACGCTGTACGGCGAAGCGTGGAACCGTCTTGCAGAAGCCGTAGCAACCGACATTGCTAGAGGCACGGGGTTGTACCTTGATGGCCTAGAGTGTTGGCAAAACGCTCAGGAATACATCGACAGAGCAGAACAACATATGACCGACTCAGGACTAAAACCAAGAGCTTACTTATGAAACTCACAAAAGACATTCGAATTGTGGCAAATGCCTACGTTCTCAACAGCTATGACCGCATTGCGGATCACCAAGTGATGGTTGGCGTTTACCCAACAAGAGAGCTTGCTGAGCAAGCCAAAGCAGACCGAGATAAAACGTATCACGGCACTATCAACACGATTACCGACACCGTACTGAACGACGCAGATAAGTTAGATCTGCGTATCAAAAGATAACTAGGAGTGACCAATGAGCATCACAGAAGACACATACTGGAACAACCGAGGCTGGTATCAGGACAAGGCGAGCAAGCTGGAGGCGTTGATCCCTAGCATGGGCGAAGTAGAGAACGCCGAGCAGAGACCAGAGCTTGAGCGGTTCCGCACTGCCAGCAACGCCTACTACGACGTTTTCAATAACGGTGGCTGGAACATGCAGTCTGAGATCAAGGAGTTGTTTTTTCTTGAGTACGAAAAGATCGACGGGAATTACGACGAGTCCACTTGCCCCCATTGCGGGTGCAGTTGCCCAGACTTCGATGAAGACGATGATGTGTGCGACGAGTACCGCATGCATGGCGTACCCATGCCACCAACCCCGTATACAGACGAGCAGATATACGCGAGGACTGAGCCAGTGATGGACAGAATCATTCTCGAAGCATTCGAGGCGGAGTTCACAGATGAGGAGCAAACAGCATGAGCGAATTGGAAAAAGCACTAGATGACATGCACAAAGCACTCTGCAAGTTGAACCAGAAAAAATTAGCCAATGCGCTGATTGATTATGTGTACGACTACGCAGACGAATTTGGATTGACCGACTTAATCAACGAGGAGTAAGCACCATGAGCAGTTTTGACAACAAAGAACAGTGCGATTCGTGCGGCGGACATTTCCACGAGCGCAGCATGACATTCGAGGACAGTGCGATGTGCGTGACGTGCCGCGATGAAAGCGAAGGCGAGGCTACAGAGTCTGCGAGACCAATGGCGGACGAGTTCATGCGTCGTGTCTCTGATAACGGTTACACCATCATCCAAACCGGCGGGGGATGCACCGCCTTCGCAAAAAGAATCGGGCTAACCGACATCATGGTTACTCAGGATGCCAGTCATCAGATCTACCTAGATGACATGCGCGACGTTGGGGTGGTGATTGGCGTTTATCCTGATGAACTCGAAGGACAGCATCTGTTCTTCGTTAACCCAACCCATACCAACTGGGACATGATCTATGGGCTAGTTGAGCAAGCCGAGAGTGTTGCGAAAGCACTTGATCGCATACAAGTGTTTCAAAAAATCGAAGCATAGGAGGCCACTACAATGAGCGATGCCAAAATGACTGAAGCTATCTTAAAGACCGCAACTGACCTCACAGTAGGCGTGATTGGTGCCTACATTGAAGAGGACAACCCAAACGGGTTCGATGAGGGGGGCTATCCCATAGTCCACGATCTAGGCGAACCAACCGCGCTTGAGGACGCTATCCACGCGCTCACCGAGTGGGCACTCAACTGGCGCGGCCTAGGCGAACCGCCCAAGGCAAAGAACGAAGCCGAGTATGCGCTCGCACTGCTTCACAGAGTGCAGGACAAATATGCGCCAGACGAGATGCGGGGACTGAAATACTCGGACTATCTTGATGCTTGGTTTTTACCGAAATTCCAGGAGCCTGCTAACGCCAGTGAAGTGATGATGGCCCAGCTTAGGAAGACCGCCCCATTCTTTGGGTTCGGTGATGAAGACATGCTCGAAATGTGGGTGTTCCTGCAAGAACTCAAGGTTGCACCAAGCAACAACCAAGCGTAACATTTACACCATAACTACTAACCAATAAGGGACAACCCATGAAAAAAGAACTAAAAAAGCAGATCGTTGACCAGATCATTGAGATAGTCGGTGAAGGCGGATCGTTTCAAGCAGGATTCTCCACCCTCACCGCGATGCCAACCAACGCACTCACGGGCGATAAGTACCGTGGATTCAACGCCTTTTGGCTAGGCTTCTTTGGATGCACCAAGGTAGCTACGCTCAAGCAGTGGGCGCAACTGGGCTATGACTGCGCCGGACTAGGTCGGAAGGACAAGAACGTGGGCATCAGAATCACCAAGGGTTTCAACCTATACGACAAGGAAGAACAGCCCGATGGTTCCATCCAGAAGAAATACAAAGGCAAAGGCTTTGATTCCGCTATCGTCTACCGTGCCGAGGACGTAGCCTCTTTCGAGGACGGTTCACCCTACCCGATAGAAATGCCCGAGATGATCGACACCACCGAGCGTAACGCCAAGGTGGACGCATTCATTGCCAACTATCACGAAGCTACCGGCGTGAAGCTTACCCGCAATCCTGTGGGCGGTGCGTTCTATCAACCGTCCACAGATACAATCAACATGCCGATGCCGGAGCAGTTCAACGACACACCCACCAGCACCGCTACCGAGAACATGTACAGCACACACTTGCACGAGGCGGGTCACTCCACGGGACACAAGTCGCGTCTCAATCGACTGGAGGACAAAAGCAAGCGAGGCTACGCCTTCGAGGAACTTATTGCAGAGCTGACGGCAGCGATGCTCTGCGTGGAGTTGGGCGTGACCAACGAGGCGCGAGAAGATCACGGGCACTACGTTGCTTCATGGTTAACCGCACTTGGCAATGATGTTGACTACATATTCAAGGCCGCAGCCGAAGCGCAGAAAGCGGTGGACTACATCATCAAAGCCCAACCTGAGAACCAGACCGAAGAGGCCGCATAGCGGCCCTATGGGAGCCACAGTGAGCGATTCGTTTTACATCTTGACCGCCACCCATGATGACCAAGCAGGTCAGAACAAAACAACGTTCAGCACAGAAGTGGCGTTGCAATGGTGCAACGAGCGCGACAGTGAAGGCTACAGGCTTTTCATCCAACGCTACAAAAGAAAGAAGTG